AGTCCGTGCCAAGTAGACGTTCCAATACTGGTATGTCGTAACCAATAATGTTGTGTCCAATTACCTCGGCATCTTTGATATAGGCATTGAAGTCCTGCAACGTATCACCTGAGAATACAATAGTCTCACGGTTAGCTAGGTCGCAAGCCACGATTACCCAAACCTTAGTAGGCTTCAGTCCGTTGGCTTCTATATCAAACACTATCTGCTTCACTAGAACTCCTGCTTATCGTCATTAACTGGACAAGTAGTTTCAATCATGCGACCAGTGTCCTTATCATAGTATAAGTAACAAGCCGCCCCTGTAAGTCCTGCATATCGGTTCTTAAGTACCCTGACAGTAGTAGTGTTCCGTACCTGTGCGTCTGGGTTCTGTTGGTCACGTTCCAAACCAATCACCATATCAGATAACTGTGCAATCGCGGCAGAACCACGTAACTCAGCCAAGCTAATCTGCCCACCATCTTCATGTGCCTTCCCTGATGGTCTGCGTAGGTGTGACACCAAGAACAATCCAACGCCTGTCTCCTGAACCAACTGTCGTAGCTTGGTCATAATACTGTCGATGGCTTTACGTTCATCACCATTCTCTTGGTCTGACACAACGATACTCAAGTGGTCAAGAATAATCCATTTACAATCAAGACCTTTCGCCATATACCTAATGCGACTTAGTAGGTTATCCTCATTGGTTGAACCCCAATGGTCAAACATAAAGATACGTCCTGTACCTAACGTCCTGTCCCAGAATACCTTCTTATCTTCCCTGCTAAACTCTCGGCTCAGATGTAAAGTCTGGTTAGCTTCGATGCTCATAATCCCTAGAGCAGTCTTAGGTATGTCCTCCTCCAATGCGAGTATACCAATGTTGTCATCTGTTGCACCTAATAAGTAGTGTTCCAACTCTCTGACAATCTGTGACTTACCCATACCAGAACCACTGGTTATCGTTACAAGTTCACGCTCCCTGAAACCATAAGTCATATCATTCAAACATGACCACGGATAGGGTATGGATTGTACATCTTCCTGTGCTACAATCGACTCCCAAGTATCAAGTCCTGCAATGATACCGTCTGGTTGATACGTCTTAGCATTCCACCATTCCCTGATGAACCCTTGTACGTTACGTTCCTTCAGCATTTCACCTGCGTCCTTGACAGGTAACTTTACGTTCTTCGCTTTGTTGGGTGTAAATAAATCTAACACCGCACGAGATGCTTCCTGACCCGCATTGTCACTGTCGAAACAGATGACCACGTTCTCAAACGACTCAAGCCATTCCAAGTTTGCCTTGATGTCCTTGACTGCTCCTGATGCGCCTGACCGTATTGACACAACTGCCCACTTACCGTCAAACATTTCCGACACCGCTAGGGCATCAGCTTCTCCCTCTACTACTGTAATGTATTTACCACCGCCCTTGAATGCTTGCTGACCAAACAGACCCGCATTGTCAAACGTACCGCTTGCATAGAATGCTTTGTTATCTACTATGCGTGACTTAGTACCTGTCTGTGCGCCTGTGTCCTTATCAAAGTATGGGTAGTGGTGCTTGCTTATCTTCCCTGCTGTGTCGTACTCAACGGTGACTCCGAATTTCTTGCACGTTGCCTCCGAGATACGCCTGTCTGGAATTGATGCTATAACACCTGTCATTTCTAGTTTCCTATTTGCCTTTGGTTTACTCTCTATAACTTCGCCAGTTGCTTTCTCGTAGTGGTCACAACCGCCTGTAAAACAGACGGCATGACCATCAGAGTATCTCGCTAAGTTATTCTTTGAGCCGCACGAAGGGCACGGCTCATGTCTAACAAAGTGAGAGTCAGTCATTAGAAATCACCGCCACCTTCAGTAGCTTCGGCTAGTTCTAACACCTTGATTGCTGACAAGTAGGTTGACGTACCGTGTACAGGGTGAGGTTTACCCTCCGCGTACTTGACTCGAACCTTTGAGCCTCTAGTCAATCGACCACTAAACTCATTACCATCAGCATCAAACATAGGGACTTCATACTTAGTGCTAAACTTGCGTTGCTGAGTACCTTCATACTCGCGTAGCTTGACACCTTTATTGGCTAGAGTATCTGCATCAGCAGGGTCTAACGATACAACTAGGGAATACTTCCCAGTAGATTGACCTTGATATTCTTCGTGTTCGTCAAGGTTAGCGAACGCTACATTTCCTTCTAATACTGCCATAGTAATTTACCTTCTGTATAATTAAAAAAGATTACTTAAGTATACTTTAGAATTTATCTTTAATGTTAAAAACTAAAGTACATAGGTATAGTATATCATGTTTATTTACCGATTGCAACCTCCTGTATAGTTAAATTGAATTAGGTACTGGTAATGGAGGAACACTAAAGAAACGTCCCCCATTACCCATAGACTCCTATAACCCGTAACAGGTTCAGTTAGTTGTTACTCCTGATTATGTCTCGTTCGTCTGCCATTGACCAGTTCTCCTCTATAGCTTCGTCAGATGCCGACTGGCAGTTTGAGCATAGGTCTAGGTATTCGTCTGTCACTCTGTCTCGTTTGCGTAACTCTGCCTCAGTCAATATAACGTCACAGGCTTTACATCTGCTCACAATTCTGTCTCCTTGTAGGGTCTGCCGTATGTAATCACTAGGAATGGTAGCATCAATACTACGCCCTCAAAGGGCATTGTGCTGTGTTCCTCTGTCTCGCTATTATAAGTCCATACAGGTCGACTATCAACAAACTCTAAGTCTATCCCTACTCCATTACGAATCTCTACTGTAAATAACCTGTTGAATATAACTGTATTAATCATCTGTAATACCTCTACGTTGTTTAACTTCTTTTAATCTTTCATACATCTCTACGTTGTCTATCGGGTCATAGTCTGGTTCTTCCTCCTTGTGTGATTCGTAGTACCCTTTCTGTTCTTCGTAATCGCTGTAGTCGTAGCTTGGGTCATCGTCTACCCTGCAATATTCTCTGCTCATTTGTCTGCTCCCATTATCTGTAAGTATTCGTAAGCCTTAGCGTACCCGTCATAGTAATCATTATCCTCAGCTTCCATAGCGGGATAGCCGTGTATACAGTCATATTCCCCGCGCTCATAGCTTGATAACTCTTTGAAGTACTGGTACATATTGTACGCCCTGTCAGCTATATCTTCTAGCTGTTGCTGTTCTCTGTAGTCTTTACTCATTTCTTTACCTCACCAATTATGAATGACACCCGCTATTATAAACAAACAGGTTATAAAATTCAACCCCACGATTACACTTCTAACAATCGCAATGTAATCAGCCTCTTTATCTGTAGCACCAGACTTGTCTCCCAGTGCTTTAGCCCAGATACGCCACATCTTAAGAACGTTATGCATAGGGCTTATACCTCTCTACTATAACATCGTCATAGCCGTCATTACGCCAGTTACTGGCTATCCTGTGGGCTTCCTCTCTATTCGTTAGGTGCGCTGTTACTTCTACACCTCCGACCCATATTGTATAGTACATTATAGCAACTCCTCTATTATATCCACCGACCACTCTCGCTGTAGCGGGTCAGCATCATCAGGCACACCCTCATCATCTAGCATATCTAGCACCAACAGTTGCGCCTCCTCTTTACTGTTAGCCTCTACCTCTATACTGGCATTCTCTACATAGTGAAAACCTACTTTATATTTTTTCATTATAATATCCCCTTACTGGTTAAAGTCTCTACCGCATAATCAAAGCTATGTAACGCGTACTTGGCTCTCAAGTCTGTTTTCTGCTGTCTTAGCTTTCTAGTGGTATCAGCACCCCACCCGTATCGCTTGTAGGCTTCATTGTACTTAACTGACAGCATTCTTAGCTTTTTTCTGTACTCTGAATAACTCATAATATAAACCCTCTGAATACTTGAATAACTACCATTGTATACAACCCGCCAATGGATACATTCCACAACACCGCACGGATTTTATCCCGCTGTTGCTCCCGTTCAAACTGTTTTAACGCCAAGTAGCGTTCTGCTGAATAATTCATAATAAACCTCTTAAATTCAATTCTAAGCCTTTTTACGGCTAACCTATACTATCCTACTAATAAACACTAGAAAACGCCCTACAAGGGATTACAGGGCGTTCTGTGGTGCTTACTCCTAAGCAGTCTCCTCCCAATATTTGTTTTCAGCTTCCCAAAGAGCCTCACTCTTTTCAAGTGCCTCTTTGTAGTTGTCAAAGAAAAACTCTTCACCAGACATGGGGCATCTGGTTTGATACTCAACGTCTCGTCCAAGCATTGAGCAAATAGTCACATCATTTTCAAGTGCTATGTAGACATATCCACTATTGTCATTGAATCCCACAGCCATTACGTCTACATAATAATTGCCCGCTAATTCGCTTAAAGCCTTAAAGCAGTTAGCCAGTCCTACAGTTTCGCAATATGCGAAGTTATCAAAGTTTACAATTTCCATCTTATTTCTCCTCTAGTTTATAGACTTTACAGTTTTCGCCTGATTTTTTTGCAATGCTCACAGCTTCTTCGTAGCTACTCGCAAATTTATGATAATCATAATCAAAGAAATATATTGCATACATCATTATTACCTCATAAAGTTAAATTAATATAATAAAACCCCCTCACCTCAAGGGGGCTTGATATATTAACTCACTTTGTAGATTGTTGTTACTTTTCTTCTTGAACCTTCAGCCGTCCAGTCTTCACAAATCCCGTCCCTGATTGCCAGTACATGACCGCGAACGTATACCAAGTACCGCCCTGACCAGTTTTTACAAGCATTGAGAACATTGTTTAAAGTCTTGCCCTGATATATTGCCATTTTGTCAAAATCAGGAGTCATTTTAAGATTAAAACTTTTAATAACGCTGTTTTGCATTTGGATATAAGTGCCTTGTCTTGTTCTGCGTCCTGCTCGTTTGTAAGCGTGGAAGGCTTTACCATAAGAAATATCAGCTACCACCGCGATTGCAAGCACTGAGCAGAAATTAGTATCGCCATAATATCTGTTACCAATTTTAGCTAATTCGCTATAGCTATGTTTGTAATGTTTCATAAAATCACCATTAAAGTTATTCACCATAAACAACCAAGCGATTGCCTATGGTGAACAACCTTACAAGTCAATATGTTTAATGGTAATTAGCCGTTGTTTCCACCAGTGCATAAGCACCATCACCGCAAGCAAGTAACCCATATTAACCCGTTTGGTTATTCGCTCAACCTAGTATGATTTTCTAACGCACTAAGCCATAGGCATACAGTGCAAAAGTCCAACGCTATAGTTGAGGTCGCTAGGCGGTAGATTTTCGGTGTCTCTCTAACTACCACTCCTATGGCGCGGTGTAGACACTAAGTATTGCTCCCAAATCAGCCGTTATTCCTAGCGATTGGTAGCCACTATAGCGACCCCGTTTCGTGGTGTCAACAACTTTTTGAATTTTTTTTCACTTTTTTTTGATAAAAACCTTGAAACCCTTGCTATCACTGGGATAGAGCCAATAAATTTTTTTTCAACGCCTGTGCGCGTAATGCGCCCGTGTGCGCCTGTGCGCGTAATGTGCGCGTATGTGTGCAGGTGTGCGCGTAATGCGCGTAACGCCTGTGTGTGCCCGTGTGTGCGTGTGTGTGCGTAGGTGTGCGTAGGTGTGCGTGTGTACGCCCATGTGTACCCGCACGCACACTCACGCTTGCCCGTAGGCGTACCTGCCCGAATGTTTGTCTATGGATTCCCGCGGCTTGCCATTTGGATTCCCACTATTTCCGCGGGGGCGGGGGGGCGCGCGTGAGCCTTATTTATTCTGTAGTTACCGCACGTATACAAAAAAAGCATAAAATTGAACAAAAGTATGCCTGGTGTTTATACCTCTAAGTTGTTGTTTTCCTTAAGTTTTCTTAGGCGGGGATTTAAGATGACTAATATATAAAAAAGGGTCACGTTGGGGAACTAATATTTTAATCGGGGTCTAAAATAATGCTTGACTTTCAGTCTAAAGTATGCTATAATATAGATATAATAAAGACATTGTTTAGAGCCTTAAGTATACTTAAGTAGTCTTAGTTATTTACTTTAAAGATTAATCATTAATGTTAAATAATAAACGCTATCCTAAGGATACTTAAGATAACTTAAGGAGAGTCCATTGGCTACTAAAGAAAATCCTCCAAAAAGGAGGGGCAGACCACCGAAGTCCTCTGTTGTGTCAAGAAAAAAAGGGGCGACAGGGTTGTCAAGAGGTCGCCCAAAGGGTGACTCGGCAATAATCAACGAGTATAAAAGTAGAATGTTGACCTCACCTAAGTCAAAGAAGGTGTTAGAGTCAATATTTGACGCGGCACTTAACGATGACCACAAGCATCAGTCAGCCGCATGGAAACTTATAGTAGATAGGATTGTACCTGTAGGTGCTTTTGAGAAGGATGTTGTCAAAGGCGCAGGTAAATCGGCAATACAAATCAATATTACTGGAGTTGGCGGAGAAACCACGGTAGTATCAAGCAATGAAGAAGACGACATCTTAGAAGGGGAAACCATAGATGGCTAAGTACTTCAATAGACAAGAGTTCGCTTGTCAATACACAGGAAAAAACGAAATAAAGGACGAGTTTATTGAAAGATTAGATGAACTTAGGGAAGCCTGTGGGTTTCCATTTGTAATTACATCGGGGTATCGTGCCCCAGAACACCCAATCGAAGCTAAGAAAACTAAATCAGGAACTCATGCACAAGGTATTGCCGCAGATATTAAAGTCACCAACGGTCTACAGCGTTTCAAAATCGTTGAGGAGGCTATCAAGTTGGGTTTCACGGGAATCGGAGTTGCTTCTAGTTTTATCCATGTTGACATCCG